TAAAATGTTTCCATTTATTTTTGATAATGCCTTTTAAGTAACTGCCTACTACTTGTATTCTAATGCTTTCCTTCTCCAGTCGAAACCAAGTCGACCCCATAAAGACTGACGCACCGAAGTGACTTGCCAGTTCTGAACATTGAAGCTTTAAAACTTCTGTGCGGGAACCCGGTCTAGGTGCATCGACCTGCCATAAGGCTCAGCCACCCGATTCGCGCACAGAGGGCTTAAAGCCCCCAATCACATTATAATAGGAAGGTTTTGTGATATAGGTAGCCATAAGCAAGATTTGAACTTACATCTCTATTTCTAGTGTTTTGCATTAAACTATTATGACACATGGTGGAGAATAGGGGGCTCGAACCCCTGACCTCCTCGGTGCAAACGAGGCGTTCTCCCAACTGGACTAATTCCCCAAATGGAGGCTCATATTATGCATCCGAGCCCATGGACTGGTTTTATGTTACTTTTTTAAAGGGGTTAGAACATCACCACCGCAGTATCCCCATATTAACAAATGGTTCCAGAAGCTAGATTCGAACTAGCGCATGCGAGAGTCAAAGTCTCGTGCCTTACCGCTTGGCTACTCTGGAATATGTTGTTGGCTGGTCTGGAGCGATAACTGAATACCTTAACCCAGCTTATTTACCTACTCATAGTAGCACCAACATTTATATAATAGTATTATGAAAATATTATCAACTTGGTTGCGGACGCTTGATTTGCACAAGTCCTCCGGGTTATGAGCCCGGTATGCTGCTGTTACACTACACCGCGATATATAAGCCAGCTTATGAGTTTTTGATAAAGGAGAACCGTCCGCACTGGCATCAGTATTAAAAACTCCTTGTAATTATTTATAAAAATCTTTAATTTCTTTTTTGGCAACCTTGTCCTTATTTTTCTCTTTGTTTGTTCTATTTCCTAAACACCACGGACAAGAGCCATGGTTGCAACATGAGTTATCCACGGCTTTAGCACCTTTATAAGGTTTTCTATGTTCCTTCCCATGTTCTATTGCTTTATTTAGAGCCATTGCGCTCACCTCCTATTATGAGGCTTTTTTACAATGCTCCTTATACCAAGCTTCCCCAGCATCTTTTAATTCTCTACCTTTAATAGATAGATATTTTAATGCTAGAGGATTTCTTTTTAATTTCTTATTAGTTTTACCTTTTTTGTCTAGGTTAGCTTGTGTAATTATGAAATGACCTTCACCATTACCTGACTTCCCTTTTCTTTTCTTTGCCATATTTAATTACACCTCTTTCATTTATTACACTTATATTATATAATAATTTTTTAAAAAAATCAATATAAGATTTTGCGGCTTCCGGCCCTAGAATCCATACCGAGAGTATTTCATCCGGTACCGGTCCGCGCGTATATATTTATTCTTATAACCATAAGATAATTAAAGGTTTATATAATAGGAAAATCCCGAACCTCACATTTAACATACCTGCCACAGACCATTTTCTAGGATATAACTTAATTGAGGAAGCTATACCTATCGAAAGTGTGAAACACTTAACTGTATTAGATATATGCGCAAATTCAATAGCGAACTATCAAAATATAAGCATTTACTTCTCTTACTTTTTTATAAGATACAAGAAGCGGTTCACATTTAGATTATATTAGATACAGTCTTTTTGCTGTCTACTTCTCTTAAATATAAACACTTTGAGTAATTAGTCGAAATCACTAGCGCCACGGGAAGGCTTACTCGTGCTAGCATGGAGCCGAACGGGCAGGAGTTGCACCTGCTTAGTTTTTTAAAAACCTAGGACTATTATTCTCGTCGGCATATGGAGTTCCGAGTCAGATTCGAACTGACGACATATACTAGTTTTGCAGACTAGCGTGTTGAGCCTCTTCACCACCGGAACTATATATAGGAGATATACTAGATTAATAAACAATATGTTTATTAGATTACTCTATTGTAATATCCTTTTTAGTTTCTTTAATTGCTATTTTTTTAGGAATTGTTATATATAACAAACCATTTTTAGCAACTGCTTTAATTTTAGTTAAATCTAAGTTATTATCATTTAAAGAAATAGTAGAATTAATTGAACGTTCTTTACCTACCATATCTTTTGTTGTCCCACTAATAGTAATGCGCGCAATACCATTAACTCTTTCAGTAGACATTTTTAAATCCTCTTTATCAATACCTAAGATATTGTGAATAAGAATTCTTGCTTTTTCATTGTCTATTGAAGAATAAGGGTGCATATCTTTTTCTTCTCTATCAAACTTATAAGTTTTTTTGTCCCAATCAAAAGGGAATAAACTGTTGTCAAAAATTGTATCTAAATCTAACATACTAAGACCTCCTTTAAAAAATCATCTAATATATCTCCACATTATATCATACCATAAATTTTTTATGGTGTCAATTTTTCGATAATAGGTTCACTTCTAACAATAGAATAATTATTTTTAATATAAATTTCTACTTCTTTGTTAGAAGTATAAGTTCTGCGCCTATCTCCTCTATCATCAATATAATCTATAATTTTTAATACTGGTTTTTCAGTATTTTGCCCTTCTTTTTCTTTCTTTTCCATATTTTTTGCCTTTCTTTTATATATATTATTATATGATATTTTTTATTAAAAATCAAAAAACAGTAAAACTCTGTTATTGTTTTACTGTTATCTGTGTTGTAATACTATGGGCTCCATCTTTCACGTATAAATCAATGATGTTCTTCTTCATGCAAGCTCCGCAAGAGTCTAAAACAATAGCGTCATAAGTAGTTCCGTTTATTGTTATTTGAATTTCATCATAATATTTGTGATATACAATCCCATTAACTTGAGACCAACCTTGTTTTAGTAAATATGTGGTTGCGGTTGCAACTACTAATTTACCTTTATATGTATACCACCCTTTATCGTTTAATTGAAAATTACCAGCACATAAGCCGCTAGCTCCTACGCAAGGATTTCCTTCCCCTGGCCAAAAACTTGTTAATCTGTAATTCCCGCTGCTGGATGTAGAGCTAGCTTTTATTTTTTTAAATTAATTATCTCTTGATTAAGTTTCTTTATTTCTGCATTTTTGTCTGCAATTGTTTTGTCTTTATTAGCAATAGTGGCTTCTTGCTCTGCAATTTTTATTTCTAAATCTTTACTTTTATCAGTTTCAATTTTATAACTTGCTTCGCAATTTTCATTTGTTTTATACAATTCGGCGTAATCATTTTCTGCTTTAGAAATTTTTTTCTTTAATTCAGGTATTCTAAATATATAGAAAAATAAATTACAACTCAATAAAATTGCTATTACTAATAAAGCCCCTTTAATACAAAAATTTTTCATTCAATCCTCCTATCTCACTATATTCCTAGTGCTTCCATCATTCTTTTTAAATTATCTTTTTCTTCTTCGCTTACTTCTGTTTTAGCAACAGGTTGAGCAGATGCAGAAATACTTGCTACTGGAGCTTCTTCTCCAGGTATAGCATTTTCTCCTCCAACTTCAACATTTACTTTTGCGCAAGTAAGCGCACATTTTAATTGTATATTCTCCCCTTCTTCAATGAAAGGTATTCTAATTTCTTTGTCATATACAAAACTACCAGGGAATGCTTCTAATATTCTTCTAGTAGCTTCTTCTTTTGATATTGCGCCTCTAGCCATTATTCTCTTCCCCCTCGTCAGTTTTTAAATATTCAATAGCAAAATCTATCATACCTTCTAAATAATTTTCACTATTAGATACTTCTATTTCACTATCTCCAATAAATTCATTATAACCAAATCCATTTTCAATAGCTTTTTTTAATAACCATTTTAAAGCCATTATTTCTTCATCTTTATTGCGTTCCATTTTGTTTCTCCTTTTCTATTCCAATACCTGCTTCTTCTAATGTTCCTGCCGTTTCTGCGATTAAATCGCATATATGACAAGAATCCCCATAAAAACATCTCTTTCTGCATCTTGAGCGCATTTCACCAAACTTAGGTAGCATATAACGACTGTCTAATTTAATTTTTATTCCAGTAATAATTTCACTAAGATCGCCATACCACTCTTTTAATTCACTATATATATGAAAATAATTTAAACATTTTTCATCTTCATATAAAAATTCACAAACATCTACAAATTTTTCATAATCTTGAATATCTTCAGGTCTAATAAAAAAATTCTTTAAATCTGGAATTTCTTCATATTGCGATTGTGCCACATTAGGAAATACTCTTATTTGAATATTTTTTTCTTTTGTTATCTTAGATAATCTTTCTAAATCAAAGCCTAATGTTTCTACTATATAAACATCAGATACGCCATTGTTTATTAATAAATAAAAAGCATCTATATTATTTACAAAGATATAAAAGAAAAAATTTTTAATTTCATTTTCTTTAATAACTTTCATAACTTCAGGTGAATAATCTTTTAATTCAATATAAATATTTGAATATTGTTTTTGTAAATCTTTAACAAAACCAATATTAAGAGGTTCAGTTATATCAAAATCATCAAAAAAACGAAGATTAATTCTTTTATCTTTATGTAATTCTAAAAATTGTAATAAAGTTTTATCTTCTGGATTATAGTCAATAAACCATTCATCTGCTTTATTTATTAAATCATTATTATATGTATATTTATTATAAGGTAAACAATATTTCATCACTTTTCCTCCTTTTATAATATTATATCAAAAAAAAGAAAAAAAGTCAATAGGCACAGAATTATCTGGCACAATACTTTTTTATCTCGTTTATAATGTAATTAACATCATCTTTTGTTAAACCATCATCATCAAAATGAATGTCAATAGAACCTTTTCTAATTCCACTCTGGTCAATTTTGTGTTTTAATTCTTTTATAATTTCTTTTACTTTTATTTCTCTATCTATTTTATCCATTATAACACAGTCCCAACCATTTAATTTGCCTGTTCTAAATGTTTTACCTACTTCTCTTACATCAAAATCAAACATTTGCACCACCTCCTACTCATCAAAACTAGCGTAGTCAACTAACACAGGTTTATTATTATAATATCCTATATTAGCTGCTCGCAAATCTCTTATATGATGTTGTTTGAAGAAATTTTTTAATCTTACAAAATAATCAATTCCGTGTAATGTATAAAACTCGTCTTCCCAAACAATATTAAGTTGACAAAAACCTTGTGTATCATTAAAATCTTCTAATGTTTCTCTATCTTCTTTTGAACTATTATTACTTTTTTCATTATATTTTTCAAAAGATAAATTTTCAAGTATTTCTGCACAAGGTTGAATATAAATAGGATAACAATCAATAGAAGTAAGATAATATGTAGGAAGGAATGCTTCTTCTACCTCTGCATCAACAGCCATCTTATATCTATTTGCTTCTTGACTACAATAGTCCCATTCGTTATCTCCTTCAGTAACTGCGCATAACTCATATCCATCACAGTAGTTAAAAGGTATTTTAATAACAAATCCTAATTTCTCAAAAATTAATACCCCTTTTGAACAACCGTTATCTGCTTTAAATGGTTTATGATAATGCTCTTTAAATATACTAACTATATTGTCATAAAAACTATCATTAGTATAATCTAAATCATCATCAAAAATACAATAACTTAAAGCATTTAATATTTCTTTTATATCTGGATTTTCTATGTCATAATTCATTTTTATCAACTCCTTTTTTATTTACATTTATATTTTATTATAATTTTAATAAAAAATCAATAACAAATTTTATTTGACTTCTAAGAAAAATTATCGTATAATTATAGTGTAAAGGAGGGGTAATATGTTATTTGACAAAGAGAATTTCTTATATGATGGGCACGAAGTATTATGGTATACAGATAGCTTTTTATGTTATATCCCCACAGAAGATGAATTATATAATTTAACTTTTGAAGAATTTGGTGGATTAACTGCGCTAGATGTTAGATATTTTGTATCTATATGTAAAAATAATGATAAAAGTTTATTCTTTGACCAATCAATTAAAATCAACCCTAAATATTATGATTGCGTATTTGAAATCTTAAATAATAATTTTGCTTTAATTATAAATGATAAAAATAAAATAATAAAAATTAAAGAAAAAATCAAAGAAGTAATTTTAATGGCGATAGATACATCAAGAGGCAATGAAACTGAATTTTTTGAAGTATTAAATGATAGCGAATTATTAGCATTAAAATATATAATTGAAAAATATAATTGCGCGGATTTCTATATAAGTGTTCATAAAGAAGGGCAAGAGTCAGATATTTCTGGAACAACTTACAGAAATTTGTTTTATAAATTAAAAGAATATAAAATAGCAACAGTCGAGTCCGCAGGAGTTAAAGGAACGCATGTTATATTTAATAGTTTTACAAAATTAAAAAATTTGTTATAATTATTATATAAAATGTGAAAGAGGTGATAAGATGGCTAAATATATGGCTAGCCATTTCTATTGCACACAATGCGGAAAGGAAGGTATCCCTGTTCAAAGAAAAAAAGGACAAGAACGAGAATCAGGGCATCTTAAAAGATTATATTGTATATATTGTAAAGAAGAAGTTAATCATGTTGAGATTAAAGATAATGATACATATACTTATGATGATTTTTTAGAAGAATTCAACTTAGGCAGATTTAAAGATGGAAACAGGGATACACTTAATGACTTAATTGTTTGCTCGAATGAGAAATGCAAATTTAATAGAGATGGTAGATGTTGGAATTCGAATTATTCATTTGATTGCCCGCATAGACCAAAACAAGAGGGAGTTGATAATAATGAGTAAAATATGGTTTACAAGTGATACACATTTTGGTCATGATAGAGATTTTATGTTTACAGCGCGCGGTTTGACTAATATAGAAGACCATGATGAATTATTATTTTCACTATGGAATGAATTAGTTGCGCCTGATGATGAAGTATACCATTTAGGAGATGTATTTTTGTTAGATAATGAACACGGATTAAATTTATTATCTAAATTAAATGGTAAAATACATATAATAACTGGTAATCATGACACTAAAACAAGAGTAAAACTATTTAATCAATGCTCAAATGTGGTAGAGGTTGCGCAAGTTAAGGAATTAAAAGTAGGTAAACATTACTTTTGGTTATGTCATTACCCAACTTTAACTGCTTGCGAAGATGGAAAACCTCTATCTGAACATTTAATATGTTTACATGGACATTTACATAGCGGAAATAAATTCTTATTTCCAAATAATCCATATATATACAATGTTAATCCTGAAGCTCAAGGTAATAGACCTGTAGCTCTTGATGACATATTAAATGATATAAGAAATAAAAAGGAGGAACTTACTAATGAAGGTTCAAATAACTACAATTAGTTCTGAATATGATGAAAATACTGGTGTTTCTAAAGCAACAATTCTTACTGATTTAGGTGCTTTCGAAGGTAAAGCAAGATTACACCCTGAAGATGCGGAAATTGCTTCTCGTTATGCAGGATGTAGATATGCTGAAGAAAGAGCTGTAATCAAGTATGCTAAAATGAAAATTAAAGTTATTAATAATCAATTAAGAGTGTTAAAGAATATCGCTTATGAAATAAAAAATAAAAAATATTACAAAGAAAATAACTCTGGAATAAAAGTATTAGAAAAGAATATTTATATTTTAGAAGATGAAAAAGAATATTTTAAGAAAGTAATTTCTTCATTAACTAAAAAATTACTAGATGATTTTGAAAACAGACCTAAAATTATAAAGGAAAGAGAAGAAAAGAAACAAAGTAATGAATAATTACTTTGTTTTTTAGATTGGAGATGACGAAAATGATTGAAATATATACTGATGGTAGCGCAAAAAATAATGGCTTTGAAAATAGCCAAGGTGGATTTGGTGTGGCAGTATTTAATATAGAAAAAGATAATACATTGCGTCCTCTAATGTTTTATTCAAAACGAGAAAGAGGAGTAACAAATAATCAAATGGAATTATCTGCATTATTATATGCTCTTGAATTAGCGCAAACTACATATGCTTATGATATATGTCGAATTAAAAGTGATTCTGCCTATTGTGTTAATATGTATAACGATTGGATGGAGAAATGGAGCCGCAACAATTGGACTCGTGCAGGCGGTAAACCAATAGAAAACGCAGATTTAGTATTACAAATATGGAGATATAAAACTATTAACTATCCAAATTTTATTGTAGAAAAAACTTCTGGACACAATGGTATAATAGGAAATGAAATCGCGGACGCTTTAGCAACGAATGACCGAGCAAAATTAGAAAAAATTTTATTACAAAACAATATGAAGTCCACAGAAATAACAAATATTGACTTATAGAAAAAATTGTGTTATAATATAAGAGTAAAATTATGAAAGGAGAAAAATATGGACGACAAAAAACTTTATAACAAAGACTCGATTGAATCATTAAGTCCTCTTGAGTTTACTCGTCTTAGACCTGGAGTTTATGCTGGAGATACAACATATTCAACACAACTATTAGTAGAAATAATTTCCAATGCAGTTGATGAATTCCGTTTAGGTCATGGTCATGAGATAGACATTATAATTAACAACGAAGATAAGAATACAAACATATCTGTCCGCGACTATGGTCAAGGTTTCCTTGTAAATGAAGTAAGAGAAGATGGTAAGACAGTCCTAGAAGCTGCCTTCAGTGTTCTTAATACATCTGGTAAATATCGTGAAGATGGAACATATGAAGGAACATCACTAGGTTCTTTTGGTATTGGTTCAAAGATAACAACATTCCTTTCTCATTCATTAACAGTAACTACATTTAGAGATAAAAAGTTTGAAACTGTTTACTTTAAAGAGGGTGTTTTTGAAAAAAGAGATACAGGAGCATCAGTTGCGCCAACAGGAACTGAAGTTAGATGGACTCCTAGTGAAGAATTCTTTACACATACATCTGTTGAAGAAAGTAAAATAAAAGAATTACTAAATACTATCGTATGCTTGTGTCCAGGATTAAAGATAAACTTAACAATAAATGGAAAAGTTGATACTTATATTTCTGAACACGGGTTAAATGATTTAGTTGATAGCGCTGTTAAAGATAAAGAAATATTAACTAATAGGTTTAATATGAATTTTGCTGAAGGGAAAAATAAGATGGATATAGTATTAACATATACATCTAATTATTCTTTAAGTTTAATTCCATATGTAAATACAGGTCTTACAGAAAAAGGACCTCATATTACACAAGTAAAGACAATAATTACTCGTGAGTTTAATAAATTCTTTAGAGATAAACAATGGCTTAAAGATAAAGATGAAAATCTAACTGGTGATGATATCCAAGAGGGAATGTATATAGTATTTAATATTACAGCCCCTAATATTGGATATGATGCACAAGTTAAATCAACCGTAACTAAAATAGACATGACTCCTTTCTCTCAAACATTAGCAGATGCCCTACAAGTATGGTTCACTAATAATGAAAAAGAAATAAAGATTATATTTGATAAAGCAATAGCCGCTAGAAAAGCGCGCGAAGCAGCTAAAAACGCAAGAGAAAGAGTAAGAGAAAATAATAAGAAAAAAGAAAAAGCATTAAAGTTTGATAGTAAATTAGCAGATTGTTATTCAAAAGACAGAAGTCAATGTGAAATCTATATCACAGAGGGTGATTCTGCGAGTGGAAACTTAAAATCAGCTCGTAATAATGAATTCCAGGCGGTAATGCCTGTTCGTGGTAAGATACTTAACTGTCAAAAAGCAACATTGGCACAAATTCAAAAGAACGCTGAAATAATGACAATGATTGATGCTTTTGGGTTATATATCGACCCTAAAACTATGAAAGTCACATACGACAAAAATAGTTTAAGATATGGTAAAATAATAATTGAATCAGATGCCGATGTTGATGGTGCGCATATCAAGAACTTATTCTATACATTTATATGGAATTTCTGTCCACAATTAATTCAAGATGGATATATATATGCAGGTGTCCCACCTCTATATAAAGTAACAATAGGAAAAGAATATAAATATATAAAAAATGATGAAGAACTTGAAGCGTTTAAGAAAACAATAGGCGATAAAAAAATACAAGTAAATCGTATGAAAGGTCTTGGTGAAATGTCAGTTGATGAAACTGAAGAAACGCTTACAGATCCTAATAATAGAATTATAAAACAAATTACAGTTGAAGATGTAGAAGCTGCTGATGAATTATTTGATGATTTAATGGGAACAAAAGTAGTTCCAAGAAAAGAATTCATTAGAGAACATAGCGCAGAAGGGGGATTATACAATGCAGAATAATGATTTATTAAATGAGTTAAGCACTAACTTTATTGAATATGCGGTTGCAGTTAACTCTGACCGTGCAATCCCCGATTCAGCTTGTGGTTTGAAACCGGTTGCCCGTAGAATTTTATGGGGAGCTTTTGAAAAAGGTTATACATTTAGTAAACCTCATGTTAAATCAGCAAAAATAGTTGGAGATGTTATGGGTACATATCACCCTCATGGTGACTCATCTATCTATGGTGCTCTTGTTAGATTATCTCAACCTTGGGTTATGAGATATCCCCTAATAGATTGGCATGGAAGTAATGGTAACATTGATGGTGATGGACCTGCGCATATGCGTTATACAGAAGCAAGACTTTCAAAACTTGCAGAAGATGGTATGCTATTTGGTATAAAGAAAAGAAATGTTGATTTTATACCTAACTATTCAGAAGATGCTGAAGAACCTATTACATTACCTGCTATATTCCCTAACCTATTATGTAATCCAAACACAGGTATAGGTGTGGCTATGGCTTGTAATTTTGCTCCACATAATCTAAAAGAAGTTGCGCAAGCAATTCATGATTATAATGACGGTAAAGAACCTATGTTACCAGGTCCTGATTTCCCAACAGGAGGAGTAGTAATTAATAAGGATGATGTTCCTTCCATAATGAGAACTGGTCATGGAACAGTAAGAATTAGAGCAAAATATAAAATTGAAAAGCAAAATATAGTATTTTATGAAATACCATATGGAACTTCAACAGAAGCTTTGATTGCGGAAATTGGTAAAGTAGCAGAAACTGATATACCTGATATAGAAAATATCCGCAACGAAAGCAATAAAAAAGGTTTAAGAATAGTTGTTGAATGCGAAAAAGGAGTTAACCCTGAAGCAATTGTTAACAAACTATTCCAATTAACTGATTTACAAAGTAGCTTTTCATACAATCAAGTTGCCCTTATAAACAAAACACCAACAGAAGTAAACTTAAAAGATTGTATTGAAATATATATGCAACATAATATCGAATGTTTAATTAAAGAATATGATTATGATTTAAAGGCTGCTGAAGCCCGCCTAGAAATAGTTAACGGTTTAATTAAAGCATTAGAAGATATTGATAATATAATTGCCTTCATTAAGAAATCTGAATCTAGCGCTGCAGCTAAAGATGGACTTGTAAAAGAATATAAATTTACTGAACCTCAAGCAAAATCAATAGTTGCTATGAGATTAGGTAGCTTAGCTAAATTAGAAAAAATAGAATTAAATGAAGAAAAGAATGAATTAACAAGTAAAATTGATGAACTTAATAAAGTTTTAGGTTCAACAAAATTACAAAAGGAAGTAATTCTTGAAAGATTAGATAATTTAGTAAAGAAATATGGAGATGCAAGAAAAACAGAATTGGCGCAAATAGTTGAAACAAAAGAAGAAAAAGAAATTGCGGCAGTTATCCCTGAAGATGTAGTAGTAATACTTTCACAAACAGGTGATATTAAAAGAATACCTAAAGCAAGTTTTAGAACTCAACGCAAAGGCGGAAAAGGAGTTAAAACTGCTGATGAAGCTATAATGGCTACAATCAAAACTAATACAACTGATACGCTAATGCTATTTACAGATAAAGGAAAGATGTATAGAATACTAGTAGATAAACTACCAGTAGGGACAAATGTAAGCAAAGGCGCAAATATAGCAACACTTATTGCTCTTGAACCTAATGAAAAAGTAATAGCAATTACTAACTTGGAAAGAGAAAATAATGCGCAATATGTAGTATTTATAACAAAACAAGGTCTAGTAAAGAAAACTTTATTAGAAGAATATATTAAAACAAAGCGTAATTCAGGTATAGCCGCTATCAATATTAAAGATGGAGATAGTATTGCTAACATTGAATTGATGAATGAAGAAGATTTAATCTTAATAACTAAGGGCGGATATTCAATTCACTTTGACACAAAATCAATAGCACCAATAGGAAGAGTAACTGCTGGTCTAAAAGGAATTAAACTTGCAGATGGTGATGAAGTAGTTGCGGGAATCCCTATTAGGAATACTGACCAAACTATAGCAATCTTTAGTTCAATTGGAAATGGTAAAAAAGTTGAGATAAGTGAATTCCCTTTACAAGGCAAAGCAGGTAAGGGTGTTTGTATATACAAGACAAGCCCAGAAACTGGAACCGTAGTTGGAGCAGCTGCAATAAGTGATGATGATAATATCCTATTGTTGGGTAAAACATCTATCTGCATATCAGCTACTGAACTACCAAAATTAGGTAGAACTGCACTTGGTAATATAATGATTAAGAATACACAAATAAATTCAATAGTAAAATTATAGGAGGAATTAATGGAAAAAAATATAACTTCAGCACATTACTATCAAGTATTGCCAGAAGAAAAAATTACAATTTCATTAGAAGAATATAAACAATTATTAATTATAAAAGGAAAATATGAGGAATTAAAATTACAAAAATCAGTAGCGCAACCTTTCAATCCAACAAAAATAACCTATACAGGCCCAGATGGAAAACACACTGATTTAACTCCTCCATATAAAGTAACTTGCTAAAAGTTACTTTTTTGATTTGTATAAAAAATAATGATATAATTATTATATAAAAAGGAGAAATAGCATATGGACAAAATGAAAGAATTAATTGAAAAATTAAATTATCATACAAAACTATATGATGAAGGTCATCCGGTTATTTCTGACAAAGAATGGGATAATATGTATTTTCAACTTCAAGAGTTAGAAAAAGAAACTGGTGTATGCCTTCCAAACAGTCCTACTCAAAAAGTAGATTATCAAGTAGTTAGCCAATTAAATAAAGTTCAACATAATCATCCTATGCTATCCCTTGATAAAACCAAAGATATAGGTGAAATATTGAGCTTCGTGAAGGATAGAAGCTTTATTGGCATGGCTAAAATGGACGGTTTAACTTGTTCATTAAAATATGTTAATGGGAAACTTGTATCTGCGGAAACGCGCGGTAATGGTATTGAAGGAGAAGATATAACTCACAATGCTTATGTTGTAAATGGTATTCCAAAGAGAATTCCTTACCAAGATGAATTAATTATAGACGGAGAAGTTATCTGCGCTTATAATGATTTTGAAGAATTCTCTGATGAATATAAGAACCCGCGTAATTTTGCTAGTGGAAGTATAAGACTACTAGATAATGCAGAATGTGCTAAAAGACATTTAACTTTTGTTGCTTGGGACATTATTGGACATCCTAATTGGGAATACTTATCTTCTAAATTAGATTATTTAAAAACAATTAACTTTATAACAGTTCCATTTTTCATAGGCGGAATTGGCAGCAACTTAGATGATTTAGAGCAACAATCTAATTTTATTAAAGATGAGTGCAAAAAATTAGGCTACCCTATTGATGGTTTAGTCTTCAAGTTAGACATTTGCGCAGAATATGAAGCAGAAGGTAGAACAGACCATCATTTCAAAGGTGGATTAGCATATAAGTTCTATGATGAAGAATATGAAACAACTCTTCAAGATATAGAATGGACTATGGGTAGAACTGGAATTTTAACTCCAGTAGCTATATTAGAGCCTGTTGAAATTGATGGAACAGAAGTATCTAGAGCTAGTTTACACAATATTAGTGTTATGGAAGATTTATTAGATGGATATGGCTGGAAAGGTCAGCAAGTATATGTTTATAAAGCAAATCAAATAATACCACAAATATCAAAAGCAGAAAAAGATATAGACAGAACAGATAATAAAGAGTATTTTGGTATGCCATTTACTTGTCCTATCTGTAATAAAGAAACTGAAATTAAACAAGAGAATGAAAGTAAAGTATTATATTGTGCAAATCCTAATTGTGAAGGAAAATTGTTAAACCGTATAGACCATTTCTTTGGTAAAAAAGGTTTAGATGCGAAAGGTTTATCAAAAGCAACAATTGAAAAACTTATGGATTTAGGGTGGATTAATTCAATTCAGGATATTTTCATATTATATGAGCATCGCAATGAGTGGATTAAGCAACCCGGTTTTGGTGCTAAATCCGTAGATAATATATTAACCGCCATTAGAAATTGTTGTTATTGTTCTTTAGAAGCAATTATATGCGCTGCCGGGATACCATTAGTTGGTGCATCTGTAGCAAAAGACTTAGCAAAAGAGTTTAAAACATACGATAATTTTAAAGAACATTGCGCAAACCCCGATTATGATTTTTCTAGTCTTGATGGTTTCGGGTATGAGATGAACAAATCATTAAAAAATTATAATTTTAATGAATTAGATTATATAGTTGAAAATTATTTAATAATTGAAAATAAAATAGAAATAAAAGAAAATAATAAAAAATTAGAAAATCTAACATTTTGTATTACTGGAAAAATAACAAATTGGAAAAATAGAGATGAATTGGTTAAATATATTGAAAACCTTGGTGGAAAATGCGTAGGCTCTGTTAGCGCAAATGTTAATTATCTAATCAATAATGATATTGAAAGCACTTCCGCTAAAAACAAAAAAGCTAAGGAATTACATATTGATATTATAGATGAAGAAACTTTTATAAAAAAATTTGACTTACAAAAATAATTTTGATATAATATATATGTAATAAATAAAAGATGAAGAAAGATTTTTATACATATAAAAAATAATAAAAAGTGTTGACAAAGATAAAATTTTTTGATATAATATATATGTAATAAAAAGATGAAGAAACATCAAAAATATAAGAAAAAGAGGAGAAATTATACAATGTTAAGTGAAAACGCAAAATTAGTTTACGAATTCGTAAAAGCAAATGATGGAAAAGATATTACAGCAGCTGATATAGCTGAAGGAACAGGATTAGGAGTTAGACAAGTTAATGGTGTTGTTACTTCTGCATTCTGCAAAAAAGGATTAATGGAAAGAATTCCAGCTGAAATTGAAACTGAAGAAGGACATAAACCTATCAAATTAATCAAATTAACTGACGCTGGTAAAGCATTCGACCCTAACGCAACAGACGCTGAATAATTAAATAATAAAAACTAGGTTTAATACCTAGTTTTTTATTTTGAAGGAGTTTTTATGGAATTATTCATAGCAATATTAGGCGCAATTGCGCTAATAGTGGGGATAATTTTAATATATGTTGCTAGTAAACAAATCAAACTTACTAGAGATGAAAACGAAACCATCCAAAAGGAGTTGACAGAACTCCAATTAAAGAAAATAGAAACTCAATCAGAAATAGACCAAAATAATGCAACGACTTTAAATCAACGCTTAATTCTTCATCAAATGCAAGAAACTGCAAAAGAGAGTTTTGAAGTTTATCATGATGAATTAGAACATCAATATCAAGAAGTTGATGAAGAATATGATGAATTAATTAAAAGATTACAAGATATATATGATAATCAACAACAAGAAATATTACAAGCAATACAAGAGCAGAAAAAAGCATTAGAAAGTATTTCCGCAACTCGTAAAGCTGCAATGGATGCCCTATTGAAAGAACAAGAGATAAGAGAAAAAGAACAATTTTATTCTTTATCTCTTGATGAAATAGATTTACATGAAGCTAAAGTATTGCGCAGTATTGAATCTGAATTACGTGACCCACGTCCCGTAAAAATGATTATCTGGCAAACTTATTATTCTAAACGCGCTAATGATTTAGCAGCCCGTGTATTAGGGACTGGCGCAGATGTTTGCGGAATATATAAAATTACAAATAAATTATCTAATTTATGCTATATTGGTCAAGCAAAAAATATTCGTGAACGTTGAAGAGAGCATATGAAATGTGGGTTAGGAATTGATACCCCTTCTAATAATAAACTATACCAAGATATGCTAAAAGATGGTATTGACAATTTTACTTTTGAATTATTAGAGAAATGCCCTGCTCAACAATTAGATGAAAAAGAGAGTTTCTATATAAAATTGTATCAATCTAAAGAATATGGTTATAATAGCACAGGAGGAAATAGAAAGTAATATTGACTTTTTTAAATAATAATGATATTATATAATTGAAAGGAGATTTTATGATATTTAATAAAATAAAAAAAGGTCTACAAAGAACAAAAACTTATTTAACATCAAGCGAAGAACTAATTAAATATTCAAAATTCACTAGTAGAGAAATTATATTGAATGAAATTAACCCTCAAACAGCAGAGGAAATAGATAGCATTATTAGACATTGGAATGAAGTAGATTTATATAATGTTACTGCATTCTCATCAAGAAAATCTATCAAAATATTTATTAATGCTCAAGATGGAGATTTAAATTCTGCATTATGTATTGCGGACTCAATTAAACTTTCTAAAACACCAGTAGATATAATTAATATTAATGTCTGCGCAGGAAACGCTATGTTAGTATATCTAGCCGGACATAAAAGATATTGTTATCCATCTGCAACTTTTGCATATAGATACCAAAATCCAATTATAGAAAGTATGAACTCTGAAGAACCTGACTCACCTCGCTTTAACAAAGCATCAGTCGAGGAAGCGCAGTTTATTATTATAAAGAACTTATTCATAGAGAGAACAAAAATAACTGAAAGCAAATTTAACAAACATATAGATAGTGGTTTCTGGTTCTCAGCTCAAACTGCAACTGACCAGTTTATATGCAACGAGATATTGAAAGAACACCATTTATTCAACTAGCCTCGCATGTGCGCAGGTTTTTTGACAAATATATAAATTTTTGATATAATATATGTGTATAAAAAAAAGTAAATAAAAAAGAAAAGGAGTAAAGAAAGTTATGAAGAAAATGATTAACAATGAGAGAGTAGAAGGAAGAGTATATCAACATAATTTAGTATTAAAGACAGTTCAAAATCCAGCATCTCCTAATCATGGTAAAGAGTTTATCTCTGGTAACCTTGAAATAGCAACAGATGAAGCTGGTTTAAATATAGTACCTGTTCACTTTACTTATGTAGTTGAAGTTACAAGTAACGGAAACACAAATGCAACTTATACTAACCTAAAGAAAATCATTGACGGTGGAAAAACTTGGATAGCTGATGGAAAAGATTCTGCTATGAAAGTAAGAATTGATACAGCATTAGCATTAAATGATTTCTACACACAAGATGATAGACTAGTATCTACAAAAGTTAATGAAGGTGGTTTTGTAACTATTCTTAGTGGTGAATTAGCACCAGAAGCAGAAAGAAATACTTTCGCAACTGATATGGTAATCACAGGAGTTAATAGAATAGAAGCTGACCCTGAAAAGAATATTAAAGATGATTATGTAGTAGTTAAAGGAGCAGTATTTGATTTTAGAAATAATCTTTTACCTGTTGACTACATAGTTAGAACAAATGAAGGAATGACTTACTTTGAAGATTTAGGCGCAAGTCAAAATGAACCTGTATTCACAAAAGTATGGGGTAAAATAACTTGTAACTCAGATGTTAGAGAAGTTAAGGAAGAAACTGCATTTGGTGAAGAAGCTGTAAGAACTTATGAAAGAAAAATTAAAGAATGGGTTATCACAGGAACTTCTAAAGTGCCATATGAATTTGGTGAAGAAGGAGTTTTAACTGTTGAAGAACTTAAGAAAGCAGCGCAAGATAGAGAAGTTCGTTTAGCTGATATTAAGAAACGTAGAGACGAGTATGCTGCAAGTAAAGCAACAACAACAACAACTACAACATCAGGAGCTACAATAGCACCTACAGCTAATGTAACAGTAGCAGCTACAACAACAAAAAGTTTTAACTTCTAATTAATAGGGGGTTATTCCCCCTTTTATTTGATAAGTTAAGTAAAGGAGGACTATATGGCAATTAATTTATTAGAAATAAAACCTCACAAAGTGAGTAGAGATTTAAGTACATATATCACCTATATCTATGGTGCAGCTGGAACTGGTAAAACAACATTAGCATCTCAAATGGATAAGTCATTATTATTAGCATTTGAGAAAGGATATAACGCAATTCCTGGTATCATAGCTCAAGATATTTCTTCTTGGGGTGAAATGAAACAAGTAGTAAGAGAATTAAAGAAACCTGAAGTAAAAGAAAATTTTAAATGTATAGTAGTAGACACAGTAGATATAGCCGCTTCATTATGTGAAAAATACATCTGTAACACTCTAGGTATTGAAAATATCGGAGATGGTGGATGGGCTGTTAATGGCTGGGCAAAAGTTAAGAAAGAATTTGAAGAAACATTTAGAACAATTTCACAACTAGGATATTCACTATTCTTCATTTCTCACGCTAAAGACAAAACATTCAAGAGACAAGATGGAACAGAATATAATCAAATAGTAACATCATTATCTACTGCTTATGATGAAATTATTAAAAATATGGTAGATATATTTGGGTATGCGCATAATGTAGTTCTAGAAGATGGGACATCTAAAGTTATGCTTACTCTAAGGTCAGCAGATAATTCTGTAGATGCAAAGAGTAGATTTAAATATATTGAACCTGAAATAGAGTTCAACTATCAATCTTTAGTAAAAGCGCTTAATGATGCTATTGATAAAGAAGAAAAAATGAGTGGTAAAGCAGAATTGTTTACTGATGAAAAAGCAGTTGCAAAAACTTTACAAGAATTAGACTTCGATACTGTTATGAATAAGTTCAATGAAATAGTATCTAAAATAGTAAGTACTCATACTGAGGAAGAAATGGCAAATAACTGGACACCTAAAATAGTTCAAATTACTGAAAAGTATTTAGGTAAAGGTAAAAAAGCTAGTCAATGCACTAGAGACCAAGTTGAACAATTAAATCTTATTGTATTAGATTTAGAAGACTTGATTAAATAATGAAAGAAAGGAGAGAAGATAATAAAGTTCAAAATATTATCTTCTCTTTTATTTATTTTTAAGACAGAGGTGATGAGCATGGCTAAAAAGCTCGTTAAATGTAAATATTGTCAACAGGTATTTGATAGAAATGCAGAACCCTTTGTAGATGTAGGCGGAAGAAGATATGCACATAAAGAGTGTTATGATAAATATCAAGCATCAATTCCGCAACAAGAACAAGATTATTTAGCGCTTGAAACTTATATAAAGCGTTTATTCAAATTAGATACCATATCCGCAAAAATAAGAAAACAAATTAAGGATTACAGAGAAGATTATAATTATACATATTCAGGTATGTTAAAAACTCTATACTGGTGGTATGAGATTAAAGGGAATACGACTGAACTAGCAAATGAAGGTATAGGTATAGTGCCGTTTGTTTATGATGATGCGTGCAAATATTATTATAATATATACCTCGCAAAATTAGCAAATGATACTAAAACAACATATCAACCTGTAGTTACAACGGTGGAGATTGCCTCCCCTAGAGTATATGTGCAAAATAAACGACTTTTTGAATTAGAGGAGGAAGGCAAAAATGAGTAGTAAATATGTAGATGTCTCAGCAATTATTCAAGTTATCGGTTGTATCTATCAAAATCCTACTCTATTAGATAATGAAAATTACTTCTTTCACGAAGATGATTTTACTGAAGAATTCCATAAAATATTATTCGGTTCTATATATAACCTACATGCGCTTGGCGCAAAAGAAATTTCTGTTAACACAATAGAAGATTATTTAAAAGATAGACCAAAGAGCTTGGCTGTATATAAAAATTATAAAGGTGCAGAATATTTAGAAAAAATATCACAAAACATTCAACTTTCTACTTTTGATTATTATTATCAAAAGATGAAAAAAATGACTTTATTAAGAATGTATAGCAACGCGGGAATGGATTTATCTTGGTTATATGATGTAGATAATATCTTAGATGCAAAAAAGAAACAGGCGCAAGAAGATTGGTTAGATAATTCATCTCTTGACGCTATTGCGGATTTAATAGATAAAAAAATAACTGAAATAAGAATGAAATACGTAGATGATTCTAATGAAGATTTCATTCAAGCAGGAGACAAAGTCAACGAACTTATCGAAAGTTTACAAAAGAGACCTGAGATTGGTTACCCAATGTATGGCCCTTACATTAACACAGTTACGCGCGGAGCTCGTTTAAAGAAATTCTATTTACGTTCTGCAGCTACAGGTGTTGGTAAAACTCGTAGTATGATAGCTGATTCATGCTCTATCGCATGCGATAGAATATATGATTCAGAACAAGGAAAATGGATAGATAATGGAACGAAAGAACCTACTATGTTTATCACAACAGAACAAGAAGTAGATGAGATACAAACAATGATGCTTGCGTTCTTATCTGATGTAAATGAAAGTCATATAATTTATAACAACTATGAAGAAGGAGAGCTAGAAAGAGTTCTATATGCAGCAGAGTTATTGAAAAAATGTCCAATCTACATTAAGAAACTTCCTGACTTTTCTATGAAGGACATCGAAAACACTATTAAATTTGGTATACATGAATGGGATGTACGATATATCTTTTTCGATTATCTACATACGTCAATGAAGATATTGAGTGAGGTTACATCGAAGACAGGAATAAAAGGTTTAAGAGAAGATAATGTATTATTTATGATTTCTATTAAACTTAAAGACCTATGTAATGAATATGGTGTATTTATCTTAACTGCTACACAGTTAAATGCTGATTATACTACCGCTCAACAATATGACCAAAACCTATTGCGTGGTGCTAAATCAATAGCCGATAAAATTGACTTAGGTATGATTATGCTTAAGACAAGTAAAGAAGATAAAGAAGCCTTAAGAGAAGTTATAGCGCGCTTTAAATTTGAAGAGCCCGCAATAAAAATTTCAGTATATAAAAATCGTAGAGGACAATATAAAGATATATTATTATGGTGTAAGGCAAATCAAGGAACATGTAGAGTAATACCTATGTTCGCTACTGATTACAATTATCAGCTAATAGATTTACCTGATTTACAAATAAATGTAAATCCAAAGATGCAGGTTTCCGCTTTCTAATTGACTATTTTAATAATTTATTATATAATTATTATATATAGGAAAAGAGGTGTTCATATGGACAATCTTAAAGAGTGGTCAGAAAACATCAAAAATAGTTTAACAATAGACCAAGTAAAGGAATTGTTATATGCCCTAGGCGGAGACCCGGTCATCAAAGGAGAACTAATAATATCAAGGACTTTGTGTCATGGCGGAAGTAGCCATAAGTTATATTATTATGATAACACAAAGTTGTTTAGATGTTATACAGAGTGTTCAGATACCTTTGATGTTTTTGACTTTATAATAAAAGTAAAAAAATTAGAAAATATTGAATATACATTAATGCAATCAATTAATTTTATTATAAATTTCTTTGGATTAAATGTTTCTTTAAATAATGAAGTATATGGTAGCGCAGAGACTGACGATTGGAAGATACTAAATAATTATGAAAAGAAACAAGAAACAAAAGAAGAGAGAATTGTAGAATTCAAATATTATGATGATAAGATATTAAGATATTTACCGCGTCCTAAGATTCCAGCATGGTTAGATGAAGGAATCACACAGGAATCAATGAATCATAGTGGTATTGCTTTTGACCCGGTTAACTGGGGTATAGTAATCCCGCACTATAATATTGATGGTAAGTTAATTGGTATTAGAGAAAGAACAATGATAAAAGAAGAAGAAGCTAATGGTAAGTATAAACCTGCAATATTAAATTATCAAATGTATAATCACCCATTAGGTTTCAACTTATATAATTTGAATAATAGTAAGAATAATATAAGAAGAATGAAAAAAGTAATTGTATTTGAAGGAGAAAAAAGTTGCTTGTTATATCAATCATACTTTGGTTTTGATAATGATATAAGTGTTGCGGTTTGCGGAAGTAACTTAACTAACTATCAAGTACAGCTCCTACAATCACTAGATGTAGAAGAAATTGTTGTTGCTTTTGATAAGCAATTTAAAGAAATAGGGGATAATGAATTTAAAGGTTGGACAAAAAAATTAAAAGATATAAATAAGAAATATAGTCCTTTAATCAAAATTAGCTTTATGTTTGATAAATGGAATTTATTAGGTTATAAAGATAGTCCCATTGATAAAGGACCAGATACATTTTTAGAGTTGTTTGAAAGGAGAATAATAATATAATGAGTTATAATGATAAGAATACAACAGTAGTTCGTAGCGGAGGAATAGGATTTTGTGGATTACTAACAATAGCATTTGTAGTATTAAAATTGTGTGGAGTTATTAATTGGGGTTGGCTATGGGTATTAGCACCACTTTGGATTCCAGCAGCATTAGTCGTATTATTCTTAATTATATTTGTAATAATCGCAGTGATTTTGAATTAGGTGAAATAGATAATGCAATACAAATTAATAAAACCTATTAATCCATTATATAATACAATAGAACAAATATTAACAAATAGAAATATCCCTTATGAAGAAGTAGCGCATTATCTAAATACAACAGATGCAGATATAAATAAGCCAGAGGCGCTTGGGCAAGATTGTCTAGTGAAAGCAGCTCGAACGCTTCTTACTCACATTAAAAATAATGATAATGCTTTAGTAATAGTAGATTGCGATTGCGATGGATTCACCGCATCCGCAGTATTAATTAACTATCTTCATGATTTATTCCCTGCTTGGGTTGAAAATAACTTAAAGTGATGGGTACATGAAGGAAAACAGCATGGAATTAATGATTGTATGGACTATATCAATTATAGAGATTTTGAATTAATTATAGTTCCAGATGCTGGTTCCAATGATTATGATGCGCATTTAGCGCTTAAAGGTCAAGGTAAAGATATTATTATCTTAGACCACCACTTAGCTGATAAAGTAAGTGAATATGCAATAGTTATAAATAATCAATTAAGTGATTATAGTAATAAAGATTTTTCAGGAGTTGGTATAGTATGACAGTTTTGTAGATACTTAGACCAACAATTAGGCGGTAACAACGCAGATAATTATATAGACTTAGTAGCTCTAGGTAACTGCGGAGATATGATGAGCCTAACATCAATAGAAACAAAACATATTATAACAAAAGGTTTTGAACCTGAAAATATTCATAACCCATATCTATATGAGTCATGGCAAAAGAATAAGTTTAAATTAGGTGAGCACCTTACTTCAATAGGAGCAGCTTTTTATATAGTTCCCCTAGTTAACGCAGTTCAACGTAGCGGGACAATAGAAGAAAAAGAATTGCTATTTAAGTCAATGCTTAAGTATGAAGCTTTTGAAATGGTTCCATCTACTAAGCGCGGACATGCACCTGGTGAAATGGAAAGAATAGTTGACCAAGCAATTAGAACTTCTAATAATGTAAAAAATAGGCAAACAAGAGAACAAGATAAAGCTATGGAAGATTTAGAAAAACAGATAAAGTCTGATAATCTACTTGACCATAAAGTTATATTGTTTACTCTTGATAGCGGAGCAATAGATAGAAATATAGCAGGTCTTATAGCAAATAAGTTAGCCAATAAATATCAACGTCCATGCTGCATATTATTTGATACTCCAGAGGGATATCAAGGCAGTGCGCGCGGATATGAAATGACTGGTATAACTAACTTTAAAACTATATGTGAAGAGTCTGGGGCAGAATGGTGCCAGGGGCATGAAAATGCATTTGGTATGTGTTTGACGGCAGAGGCAGTTCAAGAATTCTTAACCAAGACTGATGCAGCATTAGCGAGCATTTCTTCAGAACCAGTATATTATGTAGACTATATCTACACAGGCGCTGATGTTCAAGCAAATGATATTCTTACTATTGCAAGTCTTAGTGATTTATGGGGAAAAGATATGGATGAACCATATATCGCAATAGAAAATTTAAAAGTTAGTAAAGATATGGTAACAGTTTATAGAAAAACAAGTAATACATTAAAAATAACATTACAAAATAAAATAAGTTTAATGATATTTAATGCTACTGATAAAGATTGTGAAACATTTGAAGAATTTGATACGGCTTATATATCAATCAACGCAGTAGGAAAATGTAATATAAATGAATGAAATGGAATAAGAACTCCACAATTATTTGTAGAAGATTATGAAGTAGTAGGTTCAGGTAAATATTTGTTTTAATTGATTTTTATAAAGAAATATGATATAATTATAATATAAAGGAGGAGTTATGGAATTAAACGACAAGCAAAAGCAAGGTTTGCAAATTGCTGTTGATAGATATAACGATGGTTCTAAATATACAGTTATAGCTGGATATGCAGGAACAGGAAAATCAACACTAGTTAAATTTATCATATCAGCCCTCCCAGATATAGACCCTGAACTAGATGTGGTATATACATCGTTCACAGGCAAAGCAACACAGGTCTTACAAAAGAAAGGTAATAAAAATGTAAGCACTTTACACAAACTCTTATTTGAGAGCATACCTCGTCCTGATGGGACATTCTTTCGTAAACCTGTGGAGATAGTACCTTATAAAGTAGTAATAGTAGATGAAGTGTCTATGGTGCCAAAAGATTTATTGCAACGACTAGCGAGTTATCCTGTGCATATTATATGTTTAGGAGACCCTGGTCAATTACCACCAGTTGATAAAAGTGAAGATAACCATTTATTAGATAATCCGCATATCTTCCTAGATGAAATTATGCGTCAAGAGGCGGAAAGTGAGATTATTAAATTAACAATGGATATTCGTGATGGGAAGCCACTTAATCACTATGTTGGTCAACAAGTTCAGATATTAGATAAAGATGAATTATCAACAGGAATGTTAGAATGGGCTGACCAGATAATATGCGCCACTAATGCAACAAGAGTTGCGCTAAATAATCAAATGCGTGACTTATTAGGGCATGAAGGCGACCCTGAAGATGGAGATAAGGTTATTTGTTTAAAGAATAACTGGGAAGTATTTTCAAATGATGATAACCCATTAGTTAATGGAACTATTGGTTATTTAAACAATAGCTTCAGTACTTATATTAACCTACCTGGTAGAATAACTAGTGATGGTAAAGCTAAGAAATTAGATATTATTCATGCGGAATTTATATCAGATACAGGTGAAAGCTACGGCGAATTAGAAATGGATAAGAAATTAATCTTAACAGGTGAGCCGGGATTAGATTGGAAGACTACATATAAGATGCGTAGGAATTGGCGCTATATGAATATGGTGCCTGACCAGTTTACTTATGGATATGCTATCACTTGCCACAAGGCGCAAGGTAGTGAATGGGATAAGGTCTTGGTTATAGAAGAGGGGTTCCCTTATGTTTCAGAAGAGCATAAGAGATGGTTGTATACAGCTTGTACCAGAGCTGCAAAGAAATTGGTAATAATAAGAAAATAGAGGAGAGATAGAATGAGTAAATTATATAAGATTGACAGAGTAGTAGATGACAGATGGGCAGTATGGTATCAAGAAATAAATGCCAAAGGTAAATTAGGAGTATATAAAATTATTGATTTATACCCTGGAACAAGACCAGCTAAATTTGCTTTTAGATGGAAAGTAAATGGAAGTAAAAGTCAAGAACAACTAGATAGTCAAATTATTTTCAATGCTATCAAAAACTTTTATAAAAATAACGGTGGTTTTCATCCTAAGCATAAAACAACAGAAGAATCTGTATAATGAGAAATATAAATAATTGTCAAGAACTTGCGGAATTGCAATTAGTAGCCCCTTGTAAAGCAAAAAGAATTGGCAATCATTTTATTGTTGATGAAGCTTTAACAATAAATATACCTGTTAGCAAAAAAGGCGCAGTTGCAGTTGTGCAATTTGAAAAGAAAAAAGAAATTAAAGATTTAATTAGATATTTAAAAATTATGCTAAAGGAAGAAAATAATGAAAATAAGGACTAGTTACTTTTATCAAATTAGAAATTTTAATCGTAATATGATTCCCATATCCACAGCATTGTGGGACCCAACTTGGTTTCACGCAAATCAAGGAGAGAATCATATTTTTTATGATGCAAGAAAAATTCTAAACGGTGTAAGAATTAATCCTATTATTCAAGCTGGTAAGAAATGTGGAGAACAGGAACCTGTCCCATGCCCTTGCCAAGAAAAAAATTTTACAATTTGTTCTTTCTTAAGTAATTATAGAAAGAATTTAGATAAAATAGATTTTGATGAAATGATTGCGGATATGCGCAATTTCGCAGATAAATATGCAAAAGATAATAATATTGAAGAAGAAATAATTTTAGTTTTAATAGTATATGAAGCACCTGGTAATATGTGCAGTGAACGTATTCCTTTACAAGAATATTTTGCTAAACATGGATGGGAATGTAAAGAGCTGGATTATCCAATAAATAACTTAGCCTCCATCAAACACTTACCATTTGACTTTTAATTAAAAAAATGATATAATATTATTATAAGATGGAAAAGGAGGAAAAAATGGGAAATAGATTTGAAGTTCACTCACATACACATTATAGTAATTTGCGTTTACTTGACTCAATCAATAGACCTAAAGATTTAATCAACAGAGCTATTGAATTGGGATTATCAGGTATCGCGATAACTGACCATGAGTGTATATCCTCTCATCCAGAGATAAACTTTTATCAATCTGAAGTAGAGAAAGAACATCCTGATTTTAAAATAGCATTAGGAAATGAAATATATTTAACAGACACGCGTGATATGGGGCAAAGATATTATCACTTTATTTTGATTGCAAAAAATAAAGAAGGTCATAGAGCATTGAGAGAATTATCCTCAAGAGCGTGGATGAATAGTTATTGGGATAGAGGTCTTGAAAGAGTTCCAACATTAAAAAGTGATATTGAAGAGATAATGAAAAAGTATCCTAATAGTTTGATAGCAACAACAGCATGTTTAGGAGGAGAATTAAGTGTTAATACATTAGCGCTTATCACAGCAGAACAAACAGGGGATACAAATGGTGCGGCAATCGCGCACAATAATATAGTAAATTTCTTATTATGGGCTAAAGAAGTATTTGGCGAAGGTAACTTTTATATAGAATGTGCCCCAGGTACAAGTCGTGAACAAGTATTAGTAAATAAAAGATTTCCTGCTATTGCAAAAGCATTTGATTTGAAAATGGTAATAGGGTCAGATGCGCATTATCTTAAAAAAGAAGATAGATATGTTCATAAAGCATATCTTAACAGTAAGTTTGGAGAACGTGAAGTAGATGAGTTCTATGAATTTGCATATCTTCAAACAAATGATGAGATTAAAGAACATTTAGCAGCATCTGGTTTCGATAATGAGTTCGTTGAACAAATGTTTGACAATAGTTATGAAATTTGGAATAAAATAGAAAAGTATAGTTTAGCACATGCTCAAACTATTCCGCAAGTTGAAGTAAAAGAATATGGTAAAACAGACCAGTTAAAAGATTATCCAATATTAAATAGTATGTATATGTCTGATGACAAAATTGAAAGATATTGGGTTAATGAATGTGTTAATAAATTAATCACAAAAGATTTGTATAATGAAACATATTTGAGTAGACTTGAGGAAGAGGCAGATATTAAAAGAACAATTAGTGGTAAGTTAGGAACAAATATGTTTGCATATCCAGTAACTTTACAGCACTATGTTGATTTGTTCTGGAATTGCGGGAGTATCGTTGGTGCAGGACGTGGTTCAAGCTGTTCAGGTTTAAATCACTATCTATTAGGTATTACACAACTTGACCCAATCAAATGGGAGCTTCCATTCTGGCGTTATCTAAATAAGGAACGTGTAGAGTTAGGTGATATTGACTTAGATTTATGTCCAAGTAAGCGTCCTAAGATATTAAATGAAATTAAAAAAGAAAGAGGACAAAACTTCAAGAGTGATATAGATGAATTAAGTCGTAAGAATTTAGGATGTACATTAATAGCAACATTTGGAACAGAAGGAACTCGTTCAACAATCTTAACTGCATGCCGCGGTTATCGTAGTGAAGAGTATCCAGATGGAATAGATGTTGATACAGCGCAATATTTAAGTTCACTTATCCCAAGTGAACGTGGATTCTTATGGCCTCTTGCAGATGTTATAAATGGAAATGAAGATAAGGGTCGTAAGCCAATTAAAACATTTATAAATGAAGTAAATTTATATCCTGGTCTATTAGATATAATGGACGGAATTGAAGGATTGATAAATAAAAGAAGTTCACATGCTTCAGGAGTTATTTTATTTGATGAAGACCCATATGAATTTGGAACATTTATGAGAACTCCAAGAGGTGAAGTAATCACATCATATGACCTACATATGTGTGAAGCATGTGGTATGACAAAATATGACTTCTTAGTAACAGAAGTTCAAGATAAATTAGCAGAAGCAATTAGAATGTTGCAAGACTATGGTGAAATTGAAAGTGACTTGACATTAAGAGAAATTTATGATAAGTATTTTCACCCAAGTGTATTGCCTATTGATGATGAAGATATATGGAAAGTTCTTCAAGAGAATAGTGTATTAAATATCTTCCAGTTTGATAGTGATGTTGGCGGACAAGCGGCTAAGAAAATTAAGCCGGGGTCAATGTTGGAAATGGCAGATGCAAATGGATTAATGAGATTAATGACAGCAGAAAAAGGTCAAGAAACTCCAATGGAAAAATATATTAGATTTAAGAATGATATCTCATTGTGGTATAAAGAAATGCGCGAATATGGTTTAACTCAAGCGGAGCAAAAAACATTAGAGCCATATTTTAAAACTTCATATGGAGTTCCGCCAAGTCAGGAACAATTAATGAAGATGTTAATGGATGAGAACATATGCGGGTTCACATTAGCTGAGGCAAACGCCGCACGTAAAGTTGTTGGTAAAAAGCAAATGAGTAAGATACCTGAACTTCGTAAGAAAGTTTTAGACCAAGCGAAGTCTCCATGTTTAGGTAACTATGTATGGACATGTGGTATCGGTCCTCAGATGGGTTATTCATTTAGTATCATTCACGCATTAGCATATAGCTTCATCGGTTTTCAAACAATGTATATTGCAACAAGATGGAATCCTATCTATTGGAACACAGCGTGTTTAGTAGTTAATAGTGGTAGTCTTGAAGATGGTGATGAGTTTGAAGAAGATGAAGAAGGAAATGTAGAAAAAAAAGAGCGCGGAACTGATTATGGTAAAATAGCAAAAGCTATTGGTGATATTATATCAAGAGGAATTAGAGTTAGTTTAGTTGATATAAATAAATCATCATATAGTTTTGAACCAGATGTAGAAAATAATGAAATCTTGTTTGGTATGAAAGCATTAAATAATGTTGGAGGTCCGATTATCGACCAGATTATTGCGAACCGTCCATATAGCGGTATACAAGATTTTATGGCAAGATGTCCACTTAACAAAAGCGCAATGTTTAGTTTGATTAAAGCAGGAGCTTTTGATAAGTTAGAAATAGATTTAGGAAAAGAATTAGGTGTTGAACCTCGTATGGCGGTTATGGCATATTATATCTCAAAAGTGTGTGAAGCAAAGAAAAGAATAACTTTACAAAACTTTAATGGTTTGATACAACATAATTTAGTTCCTAGTGAATTAGATTTGCAAAAGAAAACATTCTTGTTCACAAAGTATTTAAAAGCAAATAAAAAGACAGGAAAGTATTATGTTTTTGATAGCGAATGTGAAGAATTTTATAATAAGTATTTTGACTCTGACCAGTTAGAAATAATAAATGGATTAACTTGTATCTTACAAGATAGATGGGAAAAGATTTATCAAGCACAAATGGATAGTGCGCGTGATTGGATTAGAGATAATCAAAGTCAAATATTGAGAGATTTTAATGACTTGTTATTTAAAGAATGTTGGGATAAATATGCATTAGGCAACATTAGCGCGTATGAAATGGAAGCATTATGTTTCTATTATCATGAACATGAGTTAGCGCATATTAATAAAAGCAAGTATGGTGTTATAGATTTTGATTCACTTCCTAGTGAACCTATTGTTGACACATATTTTAAAAGAAATGGACACGAACTACCGATTTATAGAATACATAAAATAGTTGGAACAGTTATAGGTAAGAATGATACCCGTTCATCCGTAACATTATTAACTCCAACAGGTGTAGTAAATGTTAAGTTTACAAAAGATTATTTTACAATGTATAATAGACAATTAAGTGAAATGGGAGAAGATGGAACAAAGCATGTAACTGAAAAAGGTTGGTTTACAAGAGGTGTCAAATTGTTAGTGGCGGGGTTCCGCAGAGATGATACATTTGTAGCAAAAACTTATAAGAACACAGGTTTCCATCAATTATATAAGATAACATCTATTGATGAGAAAGGAAATGTAGAACTTACTCACGATAGAGAGGGGGTTATGTCAGATGAATAAAATAAAAATAATTGCGTTATTCGGTAAAAGCGCCGCTGGTAAAGATACACTACAAAAAATGATGTTAGACCAAAACACTAATTATCATAAAGTAGTTAGCTGTACAACACGCCCTAAAAGAGACTATGAAGAAGAAGGAGTAGATTATTTCTTCTTAACCGAAGATGAGTTTGCTAGAAAAACAATTAGTGGAGATATGTTGGAAACAACAATCTTCCGCAATTGGTTTTATGGTACTCCTATTGACGGATTAGACCCAGATAAAACTAACGTAGGTGTATTTAATATATCAGGCATTGCTAATATGCTTAAAGATGATAGATTAGATGTGCATCCTGTATATGTTCAAGCGACAGACAAAACTAGACTTATCCGCGCACTTAAAAGAGAAGAAAATCCAGATTGTGCAGAGATATGCAGACGTTATATGACAGATGAGGAAGATTTCCAAGATATTCCTTTTGAATATAAAGTTTTTGATAATGAACGCGAATTAGATTTGCAAGACTTAAAATTAAGCAGAAGTAAATAATTATTTACTTTTGTTTTTCATATAAATATAAAGGTTAAATCCTTG